TTTTAATTTGATAGTTGCTAAACTAAATTAAAATTTAAAAAAAGGGAGGTGATTACAATTAGTGTAACAGCAAAGAACGTATTGGTAGGAATAGGAGATTTTAAGATTGATGGAACTTCTGTAGGTTCGACTAGAGGTGGAGTAACGATTACGAAAACTAACGAAGTATTTGAAAAGATAATTGACCAGAATTTGAGTCCTGTAGGATTAGCGAAAGTAAGAGAATCATATACTGTAAAGACTGAGATAGCAGAGGCAACTCTAGCTAACATTAAAGAGATTTGGGATGTATACGATTCAGTAGGAGTAGCAGGTGATACACAGACATTGTCTTTAGGGACAACTTCAACGGTGACCTATAAGATTTTAGAGTTTTATGGGAAATCACCAGAAGGATATGATAGAAAATTCTATTGTTATAAGGCATTCATCTCTGAAGTAGGTGATACCATCATAGCAAAAGATGACATAGCAGTTCTGCCAGTAACATTTATGTTATTTCCAGATACTGACATGCCGACAGGAAAACAGATAGGATATATAGAAGACGAAGTAACTGAATCTTAATCTAAAAATCGAAGTTAATGTATTGACTTTGGTTTTAATTAAAGTATTAATTAAAAAAGGAGAAAAATGGGAAAAGAAGAAAAAGTAATAACAGCAAGTGAATACAGAAAGAATATCTTTAAAGAAATTGAAGTGACTGTTCCATCAGGAGCAAAATTTAAGATTCAAAGACTTTCACCGATTGATTTCATAAAAAACGGATTGGATGACATTCCAAATCCTTTTCTTGAATTTGTTCAATCAGAAAAGAAAGTGGAGGATTTACAAAAAGCATCTAAGGATAAAGAAACAAATAAATTCTTAAATGATTTTTTAGGAACAGTAATAGAAAAAGGAATTGTTCAACCGAAAGTCATAGTTAAATTTGATAAAGAAAAGAAAGATGAATGCTTATTCTGGAGTGAAATTAGCCCAGAAGACCAAACATTTTTAGTTAATTCCATTGTTGGAATTAAAGAATGAAAAACTCAAAAGACTTAAAACCCTTTTTTAAGGGTAATTTACCTTTTATAGTTGATGCAATGAGTTGCAGATATCACAAACTCCCGTCGGAGATTCTTGATTTACCTTTACAGGAATTTAATTTGAACGTTGCAATCTTTTTAAAAGCAATTGAAAAAGAAAGACAACAACAAGAAGAACAAATGAAGAATTATAAAAAATATGGAACTCCAACAATCAAAGGAGATAACATGTCCTTTGGTAACTTCGGTTTACAGCGAAAAAAGAAAGCTAAGAAGGTGAAAAAGTAAAATGGCTTCATTAGGAAATCTTTCAGTATTTCTTACTCTCAACATGGTTGGCTTTGCAGCTGGAATGAAAACAGCTCAAGGACAAGTTCATTCTTTATCAGCAGCAGTACAAGCTAATTCAGCAGTATTTAAAGCCGCTGGTAGGAATATCATGTTAGCAGGTGCAGTGATTGTAGCTGGATTAGCATTTGCAGCTAAAGCAGCAATGGATTTTGAGAATCAAATGGCATTTGTTAATTCAATGTTAACCAGCACAACAGAACACTACCTTCCTTCGTTTTCAAAAGAACTTAGAGTAATGGCAGTTCAATACGGACAAACAACTGAATCACTTACAAAAGGAACTTACGATATTTTATCTGCTCAGGTAGATGCTGGTGAAGCAATGAACTTTATGACAGTTGCAGCAAAAGCAGCTGTTGGAGGTTTTACTTCTGTTGATGTAGCAACTGATGCTTTATTAACAATAATGAAGACATTTAAAAATACCATTGGTGATGTAACTGACGCAGCTGATTGGATGCATTCAGTTGTAGAAAGAGGAAGAATTACGTTTGAAGGATTAGCTGGTTCAATTGGAACAACAGCCGCGATGGCAGCACAAGCAGGAATGACATTAGAAGATTATGGAACAGCAATTGCTGGATTAACTAAAGGTGGATTAAGTGCAGAAAAATCACAAACAGCATTAAGAGGAATTTTAAGGTCTGTTTTAAAAGTACAAGACGAGGCAATTGATACAGCAAAAGAAATGGGATTAGCTTGGAATGTTGATGCCTTAAGAGGAGACAATTTTGTAAAAACATTACAGAAATTAAATGGGACACAAATAGAATACTTATCTAAATTATCACCAAATATTAGAGGATTATTAGGATGGGCTGTAGCATTAAGTGATGTCAATGAAGCAGCACGTGACCATGCGGCAATCTTAAATAGAGCTGGGCTAACACAAGAGAAGTTTGAAAAAGCATCGACTACACTTACATTTCAATGGAATAGATTCAAAGCAGCAATTTTTGATTCAAGGGTAGTAATCGGAACAGCATTGGTTCCAGCTTTAAAAGATTTGATTAAACTTGTAGTAGATATTTCAGGAAAAATAACAGAATTTGCAGAAAAAAATGAGAAATTGTTTGGATGGATAGTAAAATTAGCTGCTGTTTTCGGTCTTTTGGCAATTCCAATTGGATTTTTAATAATGTCTTTACCTGGATTGATTATTGTCTTTACAAAATTGGGTTTAGCAATGGTAGCTTTAAAAGTAAAAATGTTACTAATGGGTGCTGCATTTGCAACTTGGGCTGTTACTTTGACCGGAATGATAGTAATTATAGGTGCTTTAGTGGTTGCAGTAACAGGAGCAACATTTGCTTGGTGGGCTTATCATAAAGCTCAAAAGGGCGTAGAAGAAGCAAATAAAACATTAGCTAATACTTTAAAGAATAACTTAACTAAAGCTCTTGAAGAAAATAATAAAATGTTAAAAGAAAGAGCCGATACTTTAACTGAGGCTCAAAGAAAAGAAATTGAATTAAATTCACAGTTAATTTCCAGTCTAATTAATACAATTAAATCAACTGATGATTTTAATAAATTAACAGAAGAACAAAAAAATAAAATTTACGCTACAGTTATAGCTCTTCAAAAGCAAAACTTTCAACTTAAACTAGCGATTGAAAGTAATACAACATTAGCTGAAGTTCAAAAAAGTAGCTTTGAGGTTACTGAAGAAACTCTGAAAACCCAAATTAGGAGAACAAAAGAATATATAGAATTAGAGAGAAAAGTAACATTGGCTTCCTTAAAGGGTGTAGAACAAAGAGTTAAAGCAATTGAATTTGAAAAATTAAAAGCATTAGACGCATTAGAAGAAAAGTTTGATAAGGAGTCATTAGAATATGAATTAATGAGTGACGTGATTATAGATTATTATGATTTGTTAGTAGCAACCGCTGAAGAAGCTGCTGAAGAAACTGGTAATGCATTTAATTTCATGGAAGAACTTGCAACTCAATCAGCTCGTAACATACAAAATGCTTTTGCAGATTTCTTTTTTGATGCTTTTACAGGAGAATTGAGAACCGCCGAAGACATGTTTAGGTCATTCGGAAATGCTATTTTAAGAACTTGGTCTAATATACTTGCACAAATGGCAGTAGAATCAATGAAGTCTAACCTATTTCCTTTAATAATGAAACTTGTTGGTGGGATTGGAGGTTTTTTTGGTATGGCAACTAACATGCCGACACCAACTGGTTCTTATCCAGGGGGGTATGCCCCCTCAGGTTATGCAGACCCTATTGGAACTTATGCAACAGGAACCAACTTTGTTCCCCAGACCGGTTTATATAATTTACATAAAGGGGAAGCAGTTATAGATGCACAACAAAATGCAAAGGGTGGAGAAACAGTAATCCAACCAGTAGTAGTAATTCAAGCTTGGGACACTAGAGATGTAACAAGGAATATGGATACAATTTCAGCAGGATTAGCTCAATCATTAAGGAGTAATTCTAGTTTTAGAGAAGCAGTAAGGAAATATGGTAGGTGATATAAATGGCTGTTGATTTTAATACATTTGATAGAGGTTTTCCATATAGGGAAATAACAAAATTTAATATTTTAGAAACTGAAATGGAGAACGGAGTTGTTCAGAAGAGAAATAAATGGAGCAAAAGTCAAAAGAAATTTCAAATTACTTTTAGTGTAAATACTCAAGCTGAAATACTTGCTATTAGAGATTATTTTATCGCTGAAGAGGGAAGTTATAGTACTTTTGCATTTACAGACCCATTAGAATCTGTAGAATATACAGTTAGATTTGTAGAAAATTCATTTGAATTGACAAGAGATAATTATGGTAGCTACAGTGCGTCAGTAGAATTAATTGAGGAGTTTTAATGCGAACCTTAGATAGTGATTTCGTTTTAGAGAAAAACAAGCAGGAAAATAAACCCATATTCCTTTACACTATATATGATTACGATGGAAGCACGGACTTATTCTTAACTAACTACAATGAGAATGTTACATTTGATAGTCAAGAATATACTGCATTTCCAATTATACATGAATTTACATCCGAAAACACACAAGGACAGGTTGATTCAGTAAGGCTTACTTTAGGAAACGTATCAAGATTAATGCAAGCTCATTTAGAAGCAAATGATTTTAGAGGAGTAAAAGTAGAAATAAAACAAGTGTTCGCAGATTTATTAGAAGATGCCGATGCTTATATCAAACACGTTTATTATGTAGACTCATATACAGCTGACCAACTGAGCGTTGAATTTATACTAACAAGTAAATTTGATGTTTTAGAAGTTGAGTTACCTGCAAGAAAATTTTCAAGGAATACCTGCAGTTGGAAATTTAAATCAACTGAATGTGGGTATGCTGGGGCAGAAACTGAATGTAATAAAACATTAGCAAGATGTAGAGTTTTAGAAAATTCAAGTAGATTTGGAGCTTTTCCAAGCGTCCCATCAAGGCAGATTTATACAAAATGATATTAACAGAAGGGCAACTAATAAATAAGTATTTGGGTTGGGAATATCTCCACCACGGAAGGGAAGAAGGAAAAGTTGATTGTTGGGGGTTGATTTTATTTATTTACAAAGAATGTTTTGATATCAATATTTTAGATTTAGAAGAATATGAAAAGAATTGGGCCTTACGTAATAAGAATTTATTTATAGAAAATTATTATAAAAATTGGTTATTAATAACCCAACCAAAATTTTTAGATGTTATATTATTTAACAACTCTAAAAGAATTACATTTCATGCAGGAGTTTATTTATCAAACGGAAAATTTATTCACGGGTCAAAAGCAGGTGTAGTAATTACAAGGTTAGATGGAAAATGGAAAGAAAGAGTAGAAGGATATTACAGGTATGAGCGTTAAAGTAAGTTACATCCCCAATATTTTAAAGTATAAAGGAAGAAAAATTGAGGTTATGCCTTACTCTAAAGTAGAAGGCAAAACAATATTAGACTGTGTAAAAATATTGGGGTACCCAACTGAAAATATTAAAGCAATCATCAATGGGAAGAAAGTTAGTTTAGATTCAAAAGTAGAAAAAAATACTGAAGTAATAATAACTCCCGACGTTAAATGGCCAGCTATTGTTGCTATTTGGAATATTGTAATGGTAATAGCTGCTGTCTATGCTGTTATATCAACAATAATAGCACTTGTCAATAAACCAAGAAAACCTAATTATGGCACAACAGGAGAAGGAATAGATGAAGGGTCAGCGACTTACGGATGGGAAGGGATAAGAACAATTCAAGAAGTTGGAACCCCGATTCCAGTAATCTATGGAAGACATAGAGTAGGCGGTAATGTAATCAATGCTTATGTAAGAACAGATGGAAATAAAAATTATTTAAATGTTTTACTTGCTTTATCAGAAGGAGAAATAAATTCAATTGGAACTATTTTAATTAATGATAATCCTTCAGCTAATTTTGACGGTATCTCTACAACAACAAAAATGGGGACGAACGACCAAGCAATGATACCAAACTTTGAAGATGCACATAATTTATATGATGTGAATACGAACCTAACTAAAGATAATGCTCATGTTTATACTACAGCTGATTCAGACGTAGAGGGATTCGAAATCCACTTACAATGTCCAGGGGGGTTATTCCAGCAGGATTCTGGAGGTGGGATAAAAGAATGGAGTGTAACTTATCAAGTAGAATATAAACTTCATGCAGCTCCTGCTTATACTGACTTAGGTTCAACAACAATTACAGCAAAAAGTAGAACAACAATAAGAAGAGTTTTTAGAAAAACAGGATTAACAGCTGGGCAATATGATATTAGAGTAACAAGGACTTCCGATGATTCTAGTTTAGACCCCCTAATGGAGGGAGACTTAAGTTGGGTTCAGTTAGATGAAATAAAATTAGATGACTTTAGATATCCAAACACAGCATTATTAGGAATCGAAGCATTAGCAACAGACCAATTAAGCGGAGGAATGCCAAACTTTACTTCTTTAGTAGAAGGGATAAAAGTAAGTGTTCCAGATATAAGAACAGCGGGAGATGCTGCTGTTGATTGGGAAGATTATTATTGGAATGAAGCTGAAGATGAATTTAGATTATTAGATGGAGATACATCTTTAGTTTGGGATGATGTTACTTATGTAGATTTGTGGAGTGCTAATCCTATTTGGTGTATAAAAGATTTATTAATAAATGATAGGTACGGATTGGGAGAATTCATTGTTTCAGCAGACATTGACAATACTTTATTTTTAGAAATGGCTAAATATTGTGAAGAGAAGGTTCCAGACGGCGAAGGAGGATACGAAAAAAGATTTCATTTAAATGTAGTATTAGATTCTTCAACACGAGCATTGGATTTGTTACTTCAATTGTGTATGTCATTTAGAGGAATGCTTTTTTATTCTGCAGGAAATGTAAAAATAAGAATAGATAAAAACGAAACACCCATTCAATTGTTTACAATGGGTAATATAATTAAAGATTCTTTTAAACAGAGTTGGAAATCATTAAAAGATGTTCCAAATGTAGTAGAGATTCAATATTTAGATGAAGATAAAGATTATAGACAAGATACAATTGCTTACATAGATGAAGCAGCTTTAGCAGCTGGTGACCCAATGAGAAAAAAGACAATTAGATTATTTGTAACAAAATTAAGTCAAGTAATTAGAGAAGCAAGGTATGCTTTAAAGCAAGCAAAATATTTAAATCGTGCAATATCATTTGGTGCAAGTATAGATGCATTAGCTTGTCAACCAGGAGATTTAATTTCAGTTCAACATGATGTCCCACAATGGGGTTTTGGGGGAAGAGTTAAGACCGGTTCAACCACAACAAAAGTAGTATTAGACCAAGAAGTTACATTAGCCGAAGGAACATATAAAATAAGAGTCCATCATAATGATGACACAATAGAAGAAAAAACAGTTTCAACTGGAGCAGGAACAACTGATGAAATAGAAGTAGTAGGAGATGCTTTTGGTTTTACTCCTTCAGCATTTGATAAATATGCAATTGGTTTAACAGGAGTTGTAAAGAAGGATTTTAGAATAGTTTCAATGAAAATAGATAATAAAAACGAAGTACAAATAACAGCAATGGAACATAACACAAGCGTTTATGATGATTCAGCAGTTATAATTCCTGATAATAACTATTCATCTTTAACTTTAACAATTCCAGAAATAAGAAATCTTGCTTTAACAGAAAGATTAGTAAAATCAAGTGATGGGACAATAGAAACAGCAATAGATGTTTGGTGGGATAAACCAGACCCACCTTCAACATTTGTAAGAACATATTATAAAGGTAAAGTATA